ATGGGGATTGATGTTGTTTCTCAGCATGGGCCGAATCCGCAGTCGAGGACGGCTGACAGGTCTGTGTCGTTGCCTGATGCGCGGGAGACTGCTGCGGAGATGATGGGGGGTGTGACGAGTATCAGGTTGCAGCGTCTGCGTGCCCGTCATGCTGATTTGCTAAAAAAGTACGAGGCACGCCTGATAGATACTTCTGCGCCGTATGACCAGGCGTTGGAGCAGGTAGTTGACGAGTTGAATGAGATTGAGGCGGAGATTCGGGAGTTGGATCCGCCTGATGATCCTCCGCCGCCGCCTCTGGTTCAGGCTTGGGATTTGGATGATCCGGCGCAGCGTAAGGCGGCGATTGAGAAGTGGGGTGGCCGGCATTTGGATCCGGTGCCTGATCTTCCGCCTGGTACGTCTGCGATGGCAGCGGTTGGTGGTTTTGATCCTGCAGCGTTCGAGTTGCAGGCAGGAGCGGCAGCAAATGATATACCGTGGGATGCGTTCGGTGAAAACGAGCGATGGGAAGCACTGGGGAGAACTCAAGAAGCACAGGATCTTTTCGATGAGGGCAAGATTTCTGCTGAGGAGTTGGAGCGTCGGAGAGAGTTGTCCGACGAAGAAATAGACAGAATGTATGATGATTGGCGCAGGGAGGACGCCCAAGAGCGCAAGGCACAGTGGGAAGATCCGCGTCCACATTCTGACGACGAGTTTTCCCATGAGTCGCGTGCCGTAAACCTGCCGTCGGGTCTGCCGGGGTTTCAGCCGGCTGCGGCGTTGCCGCAGCCGGGCGGGTATCAGGGTGCGCCACCGTCGGTGCAGTCGATGTTGACGGCGATGTCGGGTGAGCCTTCCAGGACGGGACGGGCGCATCCTGAGCGCCCGCCGGCACCGTATGAGCCTGTGCCTGAGATTCCTGACGAAGATCGGGAACGTGGCAAGGAGGAGATCGAGAAGATCCGTAAGGAGCATAATCTCTATGAGGGGATGGATCCCGAGTTGCTTCGTGACATTCTTTTGGCTGCCGGTATCGGGGCGGGTGCTGCCGCATTTGGTGGCGGAGGGATGATGGGTGGCTTCGGTAGTGGTGTCGGGGCGTTCCGGTGATCTCCCCGGGCCGCAAGCGTATGCTTGCTGATTTGCGGGCCGAGCGGTCGGCGGAGCGCGCTAAGGTACGTCGTGAAGTGTTCGAGATGCATTCGAAGGGATTGCCGTGTTGGGTGGGAAAGTGTTGCCAGGAGATGAGGACCAGGTCTGGCGTGAAGAAGCGTTTGGGGAACGACCTGTTCTAGGCCCGTGGGGGGATCCGTTTCATGGGCCTGGTGCCGATGAGTCGTTGGAATGTGGTTTGGAGAATCCCGAATCATGCGACGCGTGCCAGTAGTTCATGTTGTCGCGATCGTAGGGATCGCTGTCGGGGTCTTTGCGTGCGCTATGATTGTGCTTGCTGCGGGAAGGCTCTTGCAGGATCTGTTCCGACTCTAGGGAGGCGTTGTGGGCCGTTCGTTTGACAAGTGGATGACAGAGGGCATTAATCGGGGGTTTTGTGGGCCGCCGGTGTGTGTGTTGCATGATGGCATTCCGACTACCGAGGAGGAGGATGCTGCTTTGTGGGAAGGGGAGGAACCGTGTCATCATGTGGTTCGTATGTATCCCGATGCAGAGGTCAGGTTCGAAGTTGAGAAAAACCATCCTCCGTCGATTTGGCGTAACACCTGGACTCCGAAGCGTCTGGTGGATATACCCGAGTTGAGAGATGCGGTTGAGGACTGAGTGTCGCGGTTGACGGAACTCCGCCAGGAGGCGGAGTGGCGACGCTGCGTGAGGGACGAATCGTACTTTCTGCGAAAGTATTGGAACATCGCCCATCCTGCCTACGGCAGGATCCTGTTTGATCTGAGGGCTGCTCAGACTTTTGCTTTGGGGCATTGGGGCGACAACCGTTATTCTTTGACGTTGAAGGCCCGCCAGATCGGGTGGACGACCCTGGTGGCGGCTCACCAGTTCTGGTTGGCGTTTTTTCATGCAGATCAGAACATCATTGATTTGTCTCGCACGGAGCGTGAGGCGGTGTTGTTGTTGCGTAAGACGAAGTACGGGTTTTCTCATTTGCCGTTGTGGATGGTGGATCGTGGCCCGAAGTCTCTGGTCGAGCATCAGCAGCGTATGCTTTTCGACAACGGGTCGCAGGTTACGTCGATGCCGTCGGCGTCTGATCCTGCGCGTGGCGAGTCCGCCACGCTGATCGTTGTCGACGAGTGGGCGTTTCTGCCGAACCCGGAGGAGGCGTGGGCGTCGATTGAACCGGTTGCGGATGTGGGTGGCCGCATCATTGGTTTGTCGACCGCGAATGGTTCCGGCAACTTTTTTCATAATCTGTGGGTTGGCGCTTCGGCGTCGAACAACAAGTTTGCTCCAATGTTTTTTCCGTGGTCTGCGACGGAGGATCGGGACGAATCGTGGTATGAGGAAAAGCGGCAGTCGATGTTGCCGTGGCAGTTGGCGCAGGAGTATCCGACGACAGCCGAGGAAGCGTTTGTTCGGTCGGGTAACCCTGTGTTCGATTTGGATGTCCTTGATGCGTTGGCGGCGGGTTGCCGGCGGGGCGAAGTCGGTTATCTTCATTCCGTGATGCCTAAGGTTGTGGAGTTCAGGGTATGAATCTTGAAGTTTGGGCGCAACCGGATTCGATGCATGGCTATGTGATGGGTGTTGATACGGCTGAGGGTTTGGGTCACGGCGATTATTCGTGCATCCAGGTGTTGGATTTGAATACAGGGGAGCAGGTCGCTATTTGGCATGGGCGTATCGCTCCTGATGAGTTGGCGGCTGAGGTTTTGAATCTTGGGTTGTGGTATCGGGATGCGTTGTGTTGCGTCGAGTCGAACAATCATGGTTTGA